GGCATTTGGAAATTCGCGGCGCGGAGGGTTTCCATCGCCGAACGCGCCAACGCCACCAGCCCAGGCGACGGCGGCATCTGGTAAGCCTCGCGCAGCATCACGCCGAGGCTATACAGCATCGCCATCCGGTATTCGGGGGGGAGCGCGATGTCCGCCGTGATGTCGGTAATCTCCGACAGCGGGGCCTTGACCGAGACGTGCAGCTCGTAGAGCCCGCTGGCGGGCACCGGCCAGAAATACAGCGTGCCGCTCGGGTATCCGCTATCCAGCCAGACGGCGGTCGGCACGTTCCCAACCGATTTGACCGCGATGTCGTTCCAATCCTCGCGCGCGCGGATGATCGACAGCGGCCAATCCACGTGCGGCGTCGATTGCAAGCTGCGGCAGAACGCCGACGCGATCGAGGCCGGGCGGGCAACGTCGAAGTCGCCGCCCGGGCCGATGGAATACGACGCGGCGCCGGTCGAAACCTTCGACGCGTCGATCAGGTGGTAAACAAGCCACCTCCGCTGCGCCCATTGGGCGAGAAGCATGTTCAAATGCGCGAGCGCATCCGACATATCCTCGTCCGATGGCGCCTGCCCGACGCCCTGAACCCCGGCATCGCGCAGGGCGAGCCGGATCAGGTCTTGCGGCGTCATGCGTCAGTTCGCCGCCAGTCGGCACGCCAATTGCGGGCGGATGGTCTTGTAGCCGTACAGCACGTCGATGCGGCACGGGAGCCGGTCGTTGTTGATGTCGTACTGGCGAACGATGCGCATGCTGATCCCGTCCATCACCTTGCGCGCCGCGAAGTCCACGCCGCTCGGCATCATCAGATCGGCCGTCGCAAAGGTGAACGCGTCGGGGTTGTAGGCCAGCGACAGGCCGGACGCCGTGCTGGCGGTGCCCGCGAACGTGATCGCCGCCGCGTTGGCGGGGGACGCCGAAACGGTCTGCGTCGCGCCGGACGTGACGATGGACGGCGAGATCGAAACCGTGCCGCCGCCGCCGGAATAGGCCGCCGTGATCACGAACTGTTGCAAAACGCCCGTGCTGGCCTTGGTTTCGGGATGCACGCGGAACACGCCCGCGATGGTGAACACGTCGCCCTTGTTCATCGCTCCGGAACCGGATTGCACGACCAGCGACGACCCCGTCTGATTGGCGCCGTTCACCGTGTAAGACGTGTTCGCCGCGCCGCGCGTGTAGGTCGAGAGCAGCGTGTTCTCGGCGAACTCGAAGCCGCCCGTGCGGCCCATGACGCCGTCGCGGTACTGCGACTTGATCTCCGCCGAGTCCTGGAACAGGCCCTTGAGCGCGTCCACGAGATCGACGTTGTCCGCCGTACACAACCGGATTCTGTTGTTCCCGGTCGGCGGCGCCAGCGCATCGACCAGCGCCTTGCGCGCCGACATGACGTTGCGGAACGTCTGCGGCGATCCGTGGCCGTTGATCTGCTGGTAAACGTCCGTCGCCATGCTCAACGCGTCGGCTTCGATGTTCGCGGCCAGAACCGCCATTGCCGGGTCCAGCACTTGCTGCGCGAAATCGAAGATGTTCATCGTCAGCTCGGTCGCCGTGAAATTCACGTCCACGTGCTTCTGCGACGACACGGTGAGCGTCGTGCTTTGCTCCGTCACGTCGGCCGCGCTCAGGGCCGGGCCGGACTGGACCGTGTACTGGTTCGGCAACCGGACGCGCAGCGAGGTGCCGATCTTCGCGCCCTCGCGCGCGAATTGGTCGTCGTACTGCCGGTTGATCGAACCGATGAAGTTCGACTTCTGGTGCAGGATTTTCAACGCCGCGTTGGTGATCTGATCGACGTTGAGCAGAGCGTTGGCCATAGTGTGGCTCCATCTGAGGGACGGGGCGCCTCACGGCGCTCCAGGAAGGGCTTGCCAGGCCCGACTTAGGATGTTGGGCGTGTCGGCTAGGCGACGCCCCGCCTTTGTCGAAGCCCCTTGATGAACCAGTCGCCCCAATCGGCGACGTTATCTGTGGGAGGCTCGTCGTTCCCGCTCCGCCCGGTGGGCGCCAGCGGTTGAATGGGAGGGGGCGCCTTGGACACCGGCTTCGGCGCCGGGGCTGGCGCTGGCCTGGCCGCGCGTCGGGCGATCTCGACCCCCATCGCGGCGGGGGGCATGCGCAACAGCCGCTCGGCCGCTTCGGGGTCCTTGCCCAGGTCGTAATAGACGCGCGCCGCCTCCTCGGTCGGG